TTTCAGGCCAGAGAGCAGAGGCACCGCCGCCACGGCCGACACAGCGGTGAGTCGCTTGCCAATCTCGCCCACAGACTTGCCGAAGGCTTTGATGCGCTTCTGCGCCTGATCAAGTCCACGCACGAGCTTGCTGTCCTGCGTGGTCAGTTCAATGTACGCAGCCCCGGCACGAATGTTTCGACTGTTGGCGATACCTGGCGACATGCTAAACCTTTTTATTTACCGCCAAGACGCCAAGGACGCCAAGGTCGGATGAGATGAAACATGATTGAAAAAACTGATTAAAAAACTTGCCTGGACTTGACGCCCCCGGGGGCTTGGCGTCTTGGCGGTTCAAACAATCAGGTAAGTGCAGCGGTTGTGGTCTTGCGACCTTCGTCCAGGCCCTTGTTGAAGGAGTCTTCTTTTTCCTTACGGAGTTTGCTGGCACCCAGGAACAGGCCGAGTAAACCCGAAGCTGCAGGCAGCAACGGGCCGAGCATGGGGACACCAGCCACCGTCGGGCCCACTTGATCCAGCGCGGACAGCGAGAGCTGATTGATCATGTTGCGAATTTCGTTGGCATGTTCGATGTTGGATTTCCACTGACTGCCAGCGGTTTGCATATGTTGATACCAGAGTTGATATTCGCTCTCGGCCTCGTTGAGCGTGATGATGCTGGCAAGGCCCGTCTGCTGCTGAATGGTGTTAGGCGTCTTGACGTGAATCATGTCGCCCATGTCGCAGCCTGCAAAACTCAGCAGGCCCAGCACGAGGAAGGTGAGAATGAACAGGAAGATCAGGTGATTGGTTTTCATAAAGATTTTCTCCTTGAGGTTCCGGGGGAAGGAATGAAAGTGCGTTTGAGTAGTGCCATCGCATCTTCGGTGTCCAGAGGAATCACCGAAGATGTCTGGCTTTGAGCAAACGGATCAAAGTCCGCTGCCTTGAACGTATGGGAACGATTGAAGGTCAGCAGATTTGCAAGCAAGGCCATCAGGTTGGATGTGTGTTGCCAATCCTGTTTCTGGCGGGACTGGGCCATCTCGTACAACTCCCGCAAGGTAAAACTTCCGGGGTGGACACCGAGGATGCCAGCCAATTGCCAGATCATGTCTTGGCAGGTTGCAGCAGGTGTTCGAGTTGCTGCTGGAGTTCTGGACTGTCCAGTTGGGCACTGGCGATTTGAAGCGCCTTCTCTTCCACCTCGCGAAGCTTTGCTAATGCCTTGCGTAGCACTTGCCGCTTCGCTGCGGGGAAAAAATCTGCCAACTCCTGGAGCAATGCCGTGGTGGCATGGTCAATCACATCACCTGCCAGTGCCTGGCCAAACTCCTCATCGCTGACATTGGCCGATTGGGCTTGCTGCTGGCAGATGGCGTACAACACATCACAAAGCAGGATCGGATCGGTGGAGAGTTTTTCCAGCAGATGGGATTTACTGTCCAAGACATCCAGCAGGTTGACATCAACGAGTGCCTGGACACGTTTGATGGTGGCCACGGTAATCTGCACAGTCCATACGCAGTTTGCTTGGTCATTGAAGGTTTGCATTAGCTGCCACCTCCATCCACCCAAGTCGGAGCGCGGGTGACATAGGTTGGCTTCACAGTCACGTTGACGGTGATGGCTTCTTCGAGCGGCTCGTTGCGTGTGAAGTTGGTCACCGAGAAGTCGGCATCCAAACCACTACCACCTTCACCATCGAGCACTGCAAGAGCAATGGCTGTGTTGTTGAAGTAGGCGTCCTTAATGGCCGTGAAGCCCGCGTCGGCCGAATCCCATAACATTGTGAATTCAACACTGCCGTTCTTGAGGGTGGCGACAGTGGCACGCCAACCTTGACTGGCGCGGACGGAAATATCCGCCTCGCCAGTTTCCAGGTTGAGCGTGACGTCCTTGACGTTGGTCAGCTCGGTGGTTGCAGTTGCGCCGGCCGTGCCGTGGTATAGCTTGGCCTGCATCCCTAAACGGATGGACATAAAAAATCTCCTGTAAATGTAGTTTTAAAACGAACTATCTATCGAATCGAGCCTGCCCAAAAACGAGGCAGACGCGGTAGGTTTTTACTCAAGGCCGGACCCATGAATGGCCTGGCACGATAATTGGATTTGCGGAAGCGACCACCAAATTCATGGGCCATCGCCGACGGGCCAACGTGGGCGAATCCGGGGCCGATCAACACGCGGTCGTTGCCCTCGCGGGCATAGACGATGGCACGCCGCAGTTGGCCGTGTCGTGTACGCGGTGGCGAACCGGGCAACGCATACCGTTTGCTGACGCGAATGCTCCGCCGGGCCGTCAACCGAATCGCCGCCCCGGCATGGCCCAGGCTTTGGAAACTCGCCTGGGCCATTTTTTGCTGGAGCAGTTTTTTGTTGAGCCCACCTGGTGGTTTGAAACGAACACGCAGCATTTAGACCTCACTTGGTGATCCGGTAGGTCAACGTCAGCACCGATGTGAACACCCGCTGTTGGGCCAGATGATCGGCGGCATACACCGGGTCGTTCTCAATCTTGATCCAGATCGCATACGGCATGTCGTTCAACGGTTGGCGTTGCAGGTATTCTGCAATCTGCTGCACCAACTGACACAAGCCAGCAACAGCAGTGTCGATTTGGTCCTGCGTGACGGTGAGTTTTTGCTGCACGCCGATGTCCACCTGGCAGTCGTACTGACTGAGCTTTCGCGTGATACTTTGAACCTGCACGCCACGTGGTACAACGCTAATCGTCAGTTCCCTTAGCTGTGACAGATCGTGAATGGGCAACACCATCCGCTTAGCATTGGTGACGATACCGGACTGGTTTACCTGACTTGTTACTGCATCAGCCAGATCAATGGTCATTTGCATAGTTACCCCCGTAGTAAACTGAAAAGAATGTTCACCAAACTCGTCACACCTGCACCAGCAATCAGCCACATCCAACGTGCATGGCGGATCGCATTTTGTTCCAGGCGATCCAGACGAATGTTGATGCCCGGTTCACCATTGCCACGGATGGCATGATCGAGCCGGTCGAGTTTGTTGTGCAGTTCATCGAACTGCGAGCAACTGGAATCGCATACTTGATGCGTTGGGTTGGTCATGAACTTGCGTCTCCCAGTAAACGGGTGTGAATGCGGAGTGTGGTGTGGTACGGATCGCAATACCTAAAACATCCGTCGTCACCAAAGTTGGTGATCTCGTATTGCTTGTCATCCATCGTCAGGACATCACCGGGTGTGGGCTCGAACTCCGCCGGGAAGTCATCAGCATTGACTAAAAAATCCCACATGCTTGATTCGATAGTCACGCCACCGACCGTGGATTTTTCATACTTACTGATGCCCGGCGAGGCATGGATGGTGTACGAGGCGTCACCTTGTTGATAGGCAACCTCCTGCGTACACCATCCCGCCCTCACCCTGGCGAGCCACTGCATGCCTTCTTTCATGTAGTCTCTGGCCATGTTTTCCTTCCCCCCGGAAGTTTAGACCGGGAGTTTAGGCAGTGAGTTTGACGCGAATAGTGGCATCGTTGTCACCCGCATCGGCCACAGCCTTGCCCATGTACTTGCCTTCGATTTCGGTGGGCGTTGCGTATTGGTTGGCCGAGTCCCAGTAGAGCTTGGTGCCGGTGGTGATGGCCATGCCCGGGCCACCGATCTTGGGGACATCAAAGATGCCGGTCACCGACAGACTGCCCAGCGTGTTGGCAGCGATGTCGAGTTTGGCAATACCCACCAAATCTTCCTGGACAACGACATCACCAGCGGCAACATCAGCGGCTGGGGTGTAATCGATGCTGTCACCTTTGTGAACGAATGTTGCGATCATGTAAAAAATACTCCTGTGAGAAGAAAAAGATTAAAACGACTTGTTTTTAAGGGGAAAACAATGAATACTTTTCGAAGAACCTTCGAAAAAAACTTCCGGAGGTTTCGGGGGGTTAACTTTCGCCTTTGAATTTCACCGCACCGCGATGGTCCTGTTCACGCACGCCAAAGTCGATAAAGCCGCGAAATTGCACCCCGAGTGTTGAAAAATCTGCGTCGGTTTTTTCGACTGTGGGACGGTCCACGCCGTTGAGGAAGGCGACTTCGATGGCCGACAAACGATTCGGATCAGACAGCAGATACCACGCCTTGTTCGACGCATTGGCAAAACTGGTGTTGGAAAGGTAGACGCTGGACACCACGTCGAACTTACCGGCATGCGGATTGGTTGCAGGCTTGGCTTTGTTGGTCGTGGTGGTCTCGTTGAGTTGCAGGCTCTTCATGAGCATCTCAGCGGCGACCTTCAAACCTGGTGGCACCAGTAGCAACGAAGGCATGATGCCAAGGGGTTTGCCATTGGGTTTGACTTGTTGAGCGAAGAGAACTTCGGCAGCAGTAAGGCCGTCGATGGACAGTGCGGTGTCGGCACCTTCGCTGTAGTTGTTGTGATCCGCATGGAAGAACGCTTTGCCATCGGATTGCAGAGGATTGCGCAACCACAGACTCCACACCGCTTCGGCGATTGACTCGGCAGCACCCATGCCGATCTGGCGGGGAATGTCGGTAAACGCACCGAGGTCATCATTGATGATCATCTGGCGGGTCAGCGCGAACATGATGCCATGCGTATCAGCCTTTTGCCCGAACTGCTGTTCATCAAGTTGGCCATGCTTGATTTCGCCATCGGGGCCAACTTGCTGGAACTTGAACGAACCGGTCATGCGGTAACGCGTGTGTTCCTTAAAGTCGTTGACGCTGGCAATCTTGGCGATGCGACGCCAAGCGTCCTCGACGTAGTTGTAGCCCTCCAGCAGCATCTTGTTGGCGATGTTGGAAAGCACTCCCGGAAGCGATGCACTGCTGAAGGCCGCCTGCAACCATCCGGTGGCATCACGACGGAAGCGCGGCAGTTGCTGGCCACAGGCCATTTCGCAGAACTCCTGCACGCCGATACCACGGAGTTTGTCGGCAGCTTCCAGTACCGGTTCGGCATACAGCGCCTGTACCCGGCTGCTGGGCAGGCCACTGGCCATCAGTGCGACAGCTTCGAACACCTGCGGATTGCCCCCCGCCCCCGGAAGCCTTGAACCAGCACCTTGCATTGCCACCGGCACTTGCGGGCGCGATGCACGCAGCACATGAAGCTCGGTCTTGGTGACATCCCAACCTTCTTCGATGGCCTGGGCTTCGATGTCCGGGTGTTTGCCGTCGCAGGTGCTACGGATAGCTTGGATGCGACGGGTTTCCTCAGCCATCTGCTTGCGCATCTGCATCATTGGTGCATTCTGATCATCCCGGCGCGGTGCATCCGAAACATCTTCCGTTGCACGCGCGGCGAGGGTGGCAGGACGTGCGGGCGACGGGGAATCCGAGGTCGGCGCTTTGGGCGCCGTGGGTTCAGTGGTCGAAGGTGTGACTGGTTTGGGATCGGTGACGACGGTGGTTGCTTGGCTTTGTGTACCATGCGGCATAGACGATTGCTCCTTGCTGTTGGCTGCGATGCGGGCAGACGTAGACGAGTCTGCCCCGTTATCAACGAATGAGATTTCTTTGAGGGTTGCTTTGCGGACGACGTGGATGGGCCCGTCGAAGGTGCGGCCATTGACGGTGACGTTCTGGCCGTTGGGAATGAACTGGGCATCGATGACGGCTGCGCCGATGCTGGCCTGCCAGGGGAATCCGTTCTGGCCACTGCGGATCACGTCGCGTGCCCAACTGGTGTCGCGGCTGACGAGGCCCTCGGCGATGAGGCTGCCGTTTTCCACCGCGACGCGCTGGGTGTGGCCGACACCTTGACGCGATTGGTGGTCCAGGCGAACGGGAATATCTTGCCTGTCGATGGCCAGACCTTCCAAGTCCACCACGACGGGGTGCGGGAATCCTTCGATCCGCATCAAGCCGCCAGTATAAGCCACCATGCGGAACTGAGGAACACTTCCGCCCCCGGATGCCCCGGAAGATTTTTCCCCGGCAGCTTCGATGGTCAGCGGGCAGATGAACGTGAGTTGGTCAGGCAGTTGTTGAGTTGGCAACAGTGTCATCGTCATGTACGTTGGTCTCCTGAGAATTTGAAGATGATGAAGAAGAAGATTGATTGGGCTGACTCTCTGAAACGGTCAGCCCCAGTGTTTGCATGAGTCGGGTTTCCTTGGCACGCTGGCGAAGCTCGGTTTCCCAGTCCTTGCCCTGACGGGCATATTCAGCGGCCAGGGTGGTGGTGTGACTGGTTAGGCGTTTGGCTTGAGCGTTGGCTTCCTTGGCCGGATCAACATGCTCCGTCCCGTCAAAAAACCACCCCCGGAAGTTAAGCAGGCCAGCAGGACGAACAGTGCGGAGCATTGAGAACTCCGGCGTTAGCATGGCCTCGCGTATCCAAGCATTGAAGATTTGATCCAGCACGATTTCAGCAAGGTGTGCTTGTTCAACGCGGATGGATTTGTAGTAAGTCTGATGGTCAAGCCGCCCAGAGGCATAGTTGTATCCGGCGGAGTTTCCGACGGCCACGTTGTACGGAAGGTTTAAAGCTCGCGCAATTTCATTGAGAATTTCATGTTTGAACTCGGCATATGTGGTGGCCGGTTGCTGCGAATCGATCTGACCAAGTCTCCAGCCGTCGGGCAACACCGTGGCCATGCGTTTCTCAAGATTGACGATGTCCATCGGATCGAGCGGTTGAGCTTCACCATTGGCAGGCGAGTCGGTGTACAGCACCGCAGCAAAATCGGCGGCGGTTTCCGCAGCGGCGATCACGGCCAAAGTGTAGCGACGAAGTTGGGCAAACAGCGGCAACGCCGGTGTGATTTCTGGAATGCCGCGATGCTGTTCAGGCCGATCCGCACGATACCAGTGAATCACAGAACTGGCAGGCACTTCGTCACACTGCGACATCCATGTGCCGTAGTTACCTAAGCCGCCTGGATGTTGACGCAGGATCGAGTAAAACTGCGGGTTGCCGAATGAATCGAGGATCACACCATCGACATCATTGCGTGTCGGCAACATCACCGACGATGACGATGCGATGCGGTCGGCTTCCACCAGTTGCAGGTCCAAAGCTACTGGTGAATCAATATTGGGGTTGAAGTTCAAAACACCGAATGATTCGCCGTCCGTACTCTTGGCCATACGCATGGTGCGAAGTTTGGAAGCCAGACTGACAGCTTTGCTCCATTGAGCAAAGGCATCTTCGATCTGCCGGTTAAGTTCATCATGCTTGGTGAGCAGCTGAAGGCGTGGCCCAGTACCGATGCAATCATTAGCCAGTGTCAGCACGATGCCTTTGGCATAACTGTTGTTGGCCACCTCGTACCGGGCGCGTTCCCGCAATTTCTTGCGAATGTCTGCTGATGCAGCGCAATCCGCTGACATTGCGTCAGCCATCGCCCAGTGTCGGGCATTATCAGCAGTGGTCTGCGCTGCGTCATAACGCGCCCGCACCACGTTGGCCATCGGCAATTGACGCTGCGCCTGCTGCTTGGATTGGGATTTTTTGAACCAATTACGCAATTGCATTAAACCGAACCCCCAGGATTGATCTTGAAAATCTTCACGCCCAGTCCCTTAGACTGAGCAGCTTTCTTGGATGCCAGGTAACGATCCACAGCGATTTGATCCTTGAGTGAATGCTGTTTAACGTGCTGACCGTCAACCGACACTTCAGCCGGTGCGTTCGCGTTTTCTTCGATGTTGTTTTTTGTGGTGTCATCAGACATATGAATTTCCAAAATCAACAAAAAATGATTCCCGCCCACTTATTACATAACCGGCGCCGAGCAAAACTGTCAGCAATTTTGAAGGAAAATACGAAAATAGTTAAAAAACCTACAAACATACTTAGTTTCAAACGTCACTACTTACTATGTTGCAGATCGGACAAACGTATGGGTTTGCGTTTCATACTTACTTTCATATCCGTACCAAGCAGCACGGCGCCCTGCATAGACGCCCCAACCGCACAACCCACCAAGCAATCCAGCCAATGGTTGTCGGGGCGCGTAGCACGCAACTTCCACTCATCGACTGTGCGGCCTTGAGCTTGAGATTTGACGCGGTATTCAGCTGTCAGATGATCGGCGATGAGCCGATGCGATTTTTCATCGTGCCCGTATAGGGACAGGCAGCCTGGATCACCCATGGATACGGACAGACGCGCATGCACAAATGTTTTCCAGTAATTGGTGTCAATCAGTGCGTGGCGCACCTGGCGCTTGCCGACCGTGTTGGGGATACGCCAATGCAGACCCACACGATCCCCACGCTTACGCTTGTATTCACTGAAGGGAATACTTGAGGCACCGACGTAGCGACCATGACTGGGTAACAGCAAACCTGCGTGTTGGCTTTGCCGACAGAACTGATACACCACGTCGGTGGACTGCCCCCAGTTAGCATCGATCAAACAGCGGTCGATGCGCATCTCTGCACCATCGTCTCGGTGATACGTTGCTGCAAGTTTTTCAGCGGTGAGTATGTCGAGCCCCGCGTAGATTTGCCCTTCGAGTCCTGCACACGGCGCTGCACGACTAATCGTGGATCGGATGTCACGCAATGTGTAATACGCGCGTTTCTGTTCGGGCCACGTGCCATAATCGATGATGTAGCCGGTAAAATTTTCTTCCCAGCCGCAGAGCATCCAGAACAAAACCTTCTGCTGCACGTCGATGAACATGGTCAGATGGTTACATACTTGGGGAATCACATTCCGGGGGTGGCCATTGGTTTTAGCAGCGATGGCATCGGCGGCCAGCATCTCCTCGCCAACCGATTCAATGATGGGTTCATTTTGATATTCAGCAAAGAACGCAGCTTCATCCCGCAGACGCAGGTTCATCGCGTGTTGCAAAGCTGATAGTTCGTCTTCGTTATACCGTTGCGGCCAAGCGACGATACTGCCAGCATCCATTGCTTCACGGTTGCTTCGGTAAAACTCCGTTGCCTGCGAACCATCACCATCATTACGCAGACTGTCGGCGCGTATCTCTGCATACTTGGCCCAGAGCAGATCACTTCCGGGGGCAGGAAATGAATAAACCATCTTCGTCCGCTCGCCCTGCCACTCAGGATGTTTGTCGCGATCGAGAATATTGTCAGCCATATCCCCAGGTCGGATCACGGTGCAGGCCATCAACCCAGCGATCTTTTTACCCGGCCCTGCCATGCCCAGCACGTCTCCGGCCAGGATCGCTTCGCGGCGTTGGCTTTGAGAGGGTGACCATGCGGATTCAGTCGTCTGCGGGTCATCGACCAGAACGAGTTGCGGACGCACCACCTGCCCGTCGGCTCGTGCATAGTTCTGCCCACGAATGTCGCTGCCCTTCATGCCGCTGCTTGATATGACGATGCCCGATGAAAGACTGCCCTCGATCACCGGCAATACCACACGATCAGACGACCAATCGATGCGCGTCGGTTCACCTTTATACTTCTGCCCCTTCTGACGATTGGTGATCCGTTCCAGACACCTGATCGGATACGTCACCTCGGGAAAATCTTCATGCAGAAGCGGGTTGGTCTCCAACCAGATTTTGATATTCTCCAGCAGGTCACGAGCGCGTTCGGCACTCGCAGCAACCAGGCAGATAAATGGAGACGCTCCGATTAACGCTGCCCACAACACCGCTGTCTGGCAACAAACCGTCTTTCCACTTCCGCGCGGCATCGCCATGGCAAACAGGCCACCGGTGCGGACAGCTTTCTCGATCTTCTCAATCACGCGAAGGTGATCGTCTGACCACTGTAAATAGAACACCTCAGCAAAATACGTCTCACAAAACGCCCGGAACCCCCCGGAAATTGCCATGCAGCGGGCCTTACGATCCGGATCGACAACTGCCGGTATTTCGCCGATGTCCTGTGCCGAGCGCACGGCATCGGCATTACGTTCGGCCTGCCTTGCCTTTTGTTCGTCGTAACTCAACGGCCCGGACATGGGCTTAACCGATTCCAACGTCAGCCATGCGGCATACCGAAACAAATCAACCGACTGCGGATTGGATGGATCGCTGATGCTGTAACCCGCACGGTTACGGTGCCGACGCAGTTGGAATTCCGTCAATGGCTCAGCATTTGGAATGTCGATGGCATTGACGATCCGCAACAAATCCGCAGGTCGAAGCTGGCGTGGGTTGAATGACTTCTTACTCATCGTCTGCCTCCATCTCAGGTCGTGCCAGGAATGCCACGTAATCAATCAGGCTGAATGTGCCATCGGCGCGAAGTAACTGACCATCATCAACCACTTGCTGAATCTGCTTTTCATCGATCCTGCGATTAAATGCTTTGGACAGAATCTGAGCCGTCTGCGGCACGGTGACCGCCGTCATTCTCAATGTTTTTGGACTATCTGTAGGTTGTGTCATCAATTTTCAAAAACACCTTATAAACAAGGGTAAAAGTCACATTATTCGCTTGTAATCCGTCTCGAATGATGGCTTCATGTGTCTATAGAAAGGACATCAACATGAAAGCCAAAACCACCAAACGTAAACAGGCATACAAGGACGCAACAGTCAATGAGATCGCACAACGCATCCTTGGAATTGACACCTTGCAGACACGCAAAAGCGATTCATTGGATTTTCACGACGTCGCTGTTTGGAACATCAAGGAGGCGTTGGAAGCCGCCTTTGAGGCAGGACGCAAGGCAGACCAGTAACCATTCGCAACAGGAGAAACACATGCGAATCACACGAATTGAATTTGCCGGACGAACAGGCATCTTCGCCATCATCAAACGACCCCATGAAGCCAAGCAGATCGAGATTGAAATTCTGCAACCCAACAAGGAAGGCACCCATTGGGTGAAAGCCGACGACGAAGACGAACTCTTTGCCATGGCCGTATTCCTGCAGGAACTGCTCGACGGTTACCAAGGCACGATGCAAGAGGCCGCCTGTTACTACAACCCACTGCTGTGCATCAGCGACATCGGAATTTGAGGAAACACCACAATGGCAACGAAAAAACAAACTGCCCAAGACGCCTACACCCAACACCGAAAAGACATCACCAGCCTGATGCTCTGGCTGGAACTCGAACTGGAAAAACACCGAGTCAACGCCAAAGGCAAGATCGACAACTGGGCGATGGCAGGAGACCTTCAACTCACTCGACAACAATTGATAGAGGCACTGACCTCGCTCTCCCACAGCGAACAACATGAAATCGAAGACCTGCTCAGCGAATGTCGCTGAGCATTTTTGTTTAACCATTACCACAAGGACAAAATCATGAAACAAGAAGACATTCAAATCGGCGTCACGTACCTGGTCGGCCTCGCAGGCAACTTGGTCCCGGTGTTGATCACCGAGAATCACCCATCGGGCAAAGGCTGGATTGGCCAGACGGTGAAGACTGGCAAGCAGATCACAATCCGATCTGCCCAACGGATTCATCGAAAGGCCAGCGACGACAAACAGGTCGGCGACACTACCAAGCCTGCCGCCCAACAGAGCAATCGCAAACCCAAAGCGACGACAGATACCAAGGTCATTCCCAAACACGACACAGGTAAACCTATGGCGACAGGTGGCAACCAGGACACTGGCAAGCCCATGAGCCTGATCAATGCAGCGGCTCACATCCTTTCTCAAGATGCCCCAAAGCCCATGCGTTGCAAAGACATCGTTGAGCAGGCCATTGAACAAAAACTCTGGCAACTCGGCAAAGGTCTCACACCAGCCAGCACCCTTTACGCTGCGATCGGTAGAGAGATCAAAACCAAGGGCAACGAAAGCCGATTCATCAAAGCCGAACGCGGCATGTTCACCCTCAAAAAGCAGGGAACATAAGATATGCCACGCCCTCAACAACAACGCGACGTGACGTTCCGCGTGCAGAACGATCACTTGGAGATGCACGTTACCTTTGCGCACCAACCGAATCGCAACTACGTCCACCGATGCACGCGCGACATCTTCCGCGAGGTCGCCTATGCCATCGAAGACCATGCCGCAGGCGGCACCACCCTTGAACAAATCGTCGATGTCATCGACGCACCGTACACACAGGTCAACGTCGCTCTGGCCTTCATGAAGGAGCGAGGATGTGTCGAGATTCGCCATCGCCGCACTTTCCCGGCATCGGACATTGTGTATGAAGACGCCATGATTGAATTTATGCATTTGACTGATCACTGAGTACATTCAACAACCTCACCCTTCACCCCGGCATCTGTCGGGGGTTTCTCGTTGATCGATTTGGGAGTTGGAAAATCCGGAGGTATAATCACGGCATGGTTACCATGAGTGACATTCAAAGCCGCCGTCAGGCCATTCTGGCTATCGCGGATCGCTACGGTGCTCGGCATGTCCGCGTATTCGGATCAGTTGTCGATGGTAGCCAGAAGCCCGACAGTGATATTGATCTGCTTGTCGATCTGGAAGAGGATCGATCATTGCTTGACCAGATTGCCTTGACCAATGATTTGCAAGATTTGCTGCAATGCAAGGTAGACGTCGTCGATGACCAGGCGGTTTCGCCGAGTCTCCGACAGAGTATTCTTACGCAGGCGGTGGACTTGTGAAAAGCGACCGACCTTACCTTGAACATATTTTGCAGGCCATCGAAAAAATTCAGGCCTATACCACCGACGGCAAAGTGCATTTCATGCACGATGAAAAAACCCAAGATGCAGTGGTACGCAATTTTGAAATCATTGGCGAAGCAGTAAAACAGCTGAGTGAAGCAGCCAAAGCCCTTCGCCCTGAAATTCGCTGGCGTGATATTGCCGGTTTGCGAGACGTCCTGATCCACAACTACATGGGGATCAATTTCAATCGAGTATGGGCTGTGATTGAACGGGACGTGGTGCCGCTTAAAGAAGCGGTCGAATATTTGCTTAAGACCATTTGAGTCTGCCATTGAGCTATTCCCAAAGAAATGAATCGTTCAATAAGAATGCACAGTCATCATGCTTGTGTAGCGGGTGACTGTTTGGCTGCAATGCGCTTGGCTTGCTTTCCGGTGAATGCCTCCCAGCGTTTGACGATGACATCGCAGTACAATTCGTCTAGCTCCATCAGAAATGCATGACGGTCGGTCTGCTCGCAGCCCATGAGGGTTGAACCGCTGCCACCGAAGAGGTCAAGAACGTTCTCACCGGGCTTGGATGAATACTGGATGCAGCGAACAGCCAACTCGACAGGTTTCTCCGTCAAATGCACCATGGCTTGTGGATTGACCTTTTTCACATGCCATAGGTCGGTAGCATTGTTTGGCCCGTAGAAATGGTGACCTGCGCCCTCTTTCCAGCCATAGAAGCAAATTTCAAAAGCCCCCATAAAATCCTTGCGGGTAAGAACAGGATGCTGCTTATCCCATATCACACCTTGTGAAAAGTAGAGTCCCGCAGCTTTGATCGGAGCAGGATAGTTGCCAAGATTGGCATAACCGCCCCAGATGTAGAACGACGCCCCGGGCTTCATGACACGTGACGCGTTGGCAAACCAGGCCAGCAGCATGTTGTCAAAATCCTCGTCACTGACAAAGTCGTTGGCCAAGGGGCGATCCTTGGCCCGCATTTTTTGCTTGGCTTTTTTGCCGTCGGTGGCGCCACGTGCTTTGTCAAAACTTTGGTGATGAAGCTGGGTTTTCTTATCTCCAAATGAGCTTAAACCCGCTGCTATAGCGGTGTTACTGCGAGGCTCAACTTTCACGTTGTACGGCGGATCACTGGAAAACAGATCAATAGTTGCGCCATCCAACAGGCGGTCCAAATCCTCCGGCGATGAGCTGTCACCGCACATCAAACGATGGTTGCCCAACACCCAAATGTCACCGGGTTGGGTAGTCGCAGCATCGGGTGGCTCGGGAATCGAATCAGGATCGGTTAAACCTTCCGACACACCTTGGGCTTCATTGATGAGCTTGCCAAGTTCCTCTTCGTCAAAGGCCAGAATGTCCATGTCGAATCCACCTTCACGCAGATCGTTGAGTTCAATAGGTAAGATCGACATGTCCCACTCGGCGAGTTCACCGGTGCGGTTGTCAGCCAGGCGATACGCGCGAACCTGCTCGGGTGTCAGATCAGTGGCGACATGCACCGGCACTTTGATTAGGCCGAGTTGCTTGGCAGCTTTCCAGCGCGTGTGGCCTGCGATGATCACACCGTCTTCATCCACGACAATAGGCTGCCTGAATCCAAACTCCGACAGTGACGCGGCCACGGCATCCACGGCTTTGTCATTGAGACGTGGATTACGTTCGTAGGGCTTGACGTCCTCGATCTTGCGAAGCTCGACCTTGAAATTGGAAGTGACGATGTCCTGAGTTGCGGTCATAAAATCTCCATACGACTGTTGGTTAAATTGCTGAAAATGTTGCGGCACGTTCACAACAAACTGTGCCTAATAATGTGGCTCGTTCCGCCGCCATCGAAAAGGTCCTTAGGGGGAAGGAACCATTGCCTGGTCGCCGTCTGTGGCCGATCTCGGCCTTGGCTACACCCATACAACGCCCGAAGCTCAGACGCCACAGGCGCCAACGTGTGGCGATACAGGGCATGCGTTTCGGTTATCACGATGTGATTTTGAGTGTCGGATGATCAGATGGTGTCGAATGATGCTTCGGACTGAATTGCCCGCACCATTGGAATCCCTGAACCATCGGCCATTGGCCGGTATGTTCACGTCGCGTGTAACCATCATCGTGGATTACCTGCGTTACCAACTTCGGACATTCACAATGGCATTCGCCGTCCGTTGTCATGTATCTGTCGTCGTCTGCATCCTCCAATTCGTTGTGGAGCATGCCTTCAGGAACAAAAAATTGACAGGCAAAACAATAAGGCACATCTTTCATATGAATCCTTTCAGGCTAAAATTTCCACATCACCTTTCACACACCCCCCTCGCGCGCACACGGGCGCAAAATACTATTGCGCGCGACATTTATATATATGTGTGAAGAGAGAGTGTTTGTTTAAATATATAGCTACTTTTATAGGCATTTTTGCAATTCTCACGTTTCGCAAAACCTTGTGAAACGTGGTGGGAAACGTGCGAAACGTGAAGCTCAAATCAGGCAGTTTTTGGCAAAATCAGGGGTCATGTTTCACAACCTTGGGAAACGTGTGGGAAACATGAAAATCATCAAATCAGTTTGTAAATCACTTTGGATGCCCCGGCACGTGGTTCCTTGATGGTGGCTAATTCCCCTTGCTGCATGAGCGTCTGAATCAGTTCCTTGAAGTCTGCTGCCTTCATGTGCATCGCCTTGAGCAACGGACTGTGCTCCATCTGCTGGTCAGAGGTTTCACGCAACTTGCGTATGAGCTTGAGGCAATCGGCGTGGAACGGATTAGCTGCAACGTAACACTGTGCCAGGAAAAGTTGGCGACGAGTTTGATGCATGGCAAATGCCTTGGCCCATTCGACACCTTGGATGTCGATGGTCGGGTTTTCATGATCAACACTGCATGCGTAAATCAATGCCAACTTCATGGCGTTTTCATGGGTGCGTGACCAGGCGACACGTGCCACTTCATCATTGCGATGATGTGCATCGTCGTATTCCTGTTCCGTCAAACGTTGCAGATCAGCAATGGCTTCCTCAGCTTCGGGTGTGCGGGACACAACAACCGGTTCGGGATGAATGTCCATCAGGTTGCCCTGCCGCGTACCCGGTTGGAATTCGGACCACCAACGTGCTGCCTGGATAATCGGTTCAGGTAAGTTACGCGCACTTCCGGGGGTTTGGCCTTCACCTCGTTTGCCGATATCAACGATGATTAACCGAGCAAAGAAGCCATTGGTGAGCATGCGTTGCGATAACGACTCGTAAAAATACTGCGGCGTGGCTGTGCCAAACAATGTCAGATGCGGCTGATCAATGTGTGATGCTTCCTTCTGGCCAGCTTTGACACGCAACGGGTACACGTCGTTGGCTGAGGTGTACAGTGTCAACAACACATTGGGGATGGATTCACGCCGGTTTTCCCGGTCCATATTGATCTGACGCAGCACACCATCCATTTCATCGTTCTGGAATAGCATCGCACTGGTGCGAGCCAAGGCATCCTGAATCCCTTCACCACTGGCGAATTTATCACCCAACGACGCGACCTGATTGGTTTCGAACAGGACACTGGAATTGACCTTGCGTGGGAAGTCTTTGCCAGTTCCGCTGCTGGCTAATGCAAGCAGGTAAATATTGGGACGAAGGTCACCGGCATCGCAAACCTTGCGGCCACAGAGGAAGGATTGAAGAGCCATCGCACCACAGAATGCCAGGCCAACGTTGGGATAGGGCGCGTTGGTTAACGTAAAATCCATCACTTGTTCAACGAAGCCTGGCACACGAAACAGATGCTCGGGAATCGGGCCGGGATCGGGAATCACGGGTTCCGAATCATCCTGATCGTCACCTGCCAGAATGCCAGACAAATCCACGCCGGAAAGACACTGATCATTGAGATCATCACCGAACCCGTATTGAGCTAACGTGCGGGTCGCAGCATTAAAGTCACCACCATGTTCCAACAACGCGTACACAGCGAAGGGTGAGTAACCGCGATTGGGTTCGAAGGGATCAGCGTTGGAGGAGAAGACGTAGAACACCCGATCCTTGAGCGTGGCTGACCAGCCGGTGTCCTTGCCAGGTCGACGCCAGTATTCGTTTTCACCGGGCGCTACCAGTGTCCAACCGTGCGTTTGCAGCAGGTCCTTCACATCACCACGCTTGTTGAAATCGTCGCCCGGTCTGTGGACATTGTCTGCCAGATGTCGGTTGTTATGCGAATTATCCGTCGCACCAGGGCCATTGTCCGCAGACATTTGGCACATGTGCGAACTGTGGGCCGATGTGCAGCACATGTTCGAATTATGCGACGCGGCCTGGCCGACATTCGTACCATCAATCACTGGTGGAAAATACTCGTTGAGTTCCCATGCCGTTCGCAGTAAGGTGTCGCGTTGGTATTCAGTGAGAATGGGCAAGTCGCACAAGTCGCCTTGCATCATTTCATAACCCGGTGTCGGTGAGCAGAGGAACAGCCCCCCTTCACCACGGGTTTCGATGAGGGTTTGAATCTTGTCATCAACCTTGCGTTGAGACAGTTTGATGTTGCCGCAGACGGGAACATCGCAACGGTAAATCACATGCATCCCCCCGGAAGGTGTCGTTTCGATGACCAGATGGTCACGCAGATCAGGATCGATACGATCCATCCATGCAGGGAACAATTCACCACCACCGTCAAAGTCGATGATCTCCAGGTTGCCAGAGACAGTGCCGCAGATAACGCATAACGAATCATTAAATGGCCATGAGGTAAGTTCGGTATCCAGTGGTAATCGTTGCTGATATTGTTTCCACTTGCCGATGGCAGGACGCTTTTCTGCACGGATAGCAGGCAGGACGGATAAGCCTGTATTCAAGTAGTTTTGAGCGATATTCATTAATGGTTCATTCATCAGTTGCACATGATTTCCTTTGTTTGATTCAAGGCGGAGTTGGCTAAGGCCCAGTCTTTCCACGCGGCAATTTCCCGCCGCAGTTGGTTGATATCTGCCGGTTGAGGCGATGAGATTTTTCCCTTCCAGGCTGTGCGAATGCTCTCGACTGTCATCAATTCAGCATCGCCTTCGATGATCAACACGGTGGCTGGACATAATCGTGTCAGCCGTTCAAACAGAATCTTCTGGCCAACGCTGATGTTTTGATGCTCTTTCCACTCGAGGAACAGCAGGTTGCCACTGATTTCCGTCACGGCGTCGATGTCGCTGAAGGCGATTCGTCCCGGCAGACAATCGGCAAACAATTCAATCTTGGGGCGTTTCTTGAGATTGAAGCAGCCCTGCCGATCACAATTCCAGAGCATGGGGTTGTACCCGTTACTTGGCAGCATAGAACACATCCCCCAAGTCTTCGAACGCGTTGGTGAATCCATCGATGTTGTTGCCAATGTACAACACTGCCTGCCCCTGCAATGGCGCGGAGGTTTTGTCTGGGTGCCAGAAACGCACACGGCCAACGGGGAAGCACACTGCCGATGCGACGGACAATAATGCATGAAACCACTTGGTCTCTGTTGCGTTGTTCACCAGGACGATGGATTGTGTGACATTGCCGGACTTAAATTCTTCAACGAGTTTGTCACAGAACTGTTGGATCAGCGGTTGAGCGTATGGTGGGTTCATGAACACACGGCCACGCCACGTTTGTTGCAAGCCATCATCTTCTGCCGTGTAAATATGCGTCGCACCGACGACCTTGTTGGCTGCAACGCAGGACGCTGGATCAAGATCGATCCCACCCATCACATCCGTTGCACGCTCGATGTATTGTGCCGGGGTATACCATTCGTTGTCGCCAGTGTTGTTGGCCACATGAGGTTTGGTCACCGACTCGCGTGCTTGCTGGATTTGCGATGGCGTTGGATTCTCAGGCAGGGAACGCGCTGCCTGCACCACTTCGTTGCGAGCAGGCTTGATCTGTCCACTGGCGATTTCACGCTGTAAATCAAGTCGGTCCACGGCATCTGCGAATCGTCCGTCGCGTTTAAGTGTCGTTGGTGAAACGCCATGTTCCTCTGCCAATTTCCCAGCAGATTTCAAAGGACCACATTGGTCCTTTGAAAAATCACTTCGTCTGTCTCCGCCACGTGGCATTTTCAGCCGGTTATATCGTCGCCCACGCAGCAGACTCATTTGTTCAGGTGATAAATTACGTCGCCCCAATTGATGGGTGTCGATCCAGTCCGCAGCAGCTGCACGATCCGGCAAACTGACCGTATGCAATTCATAATCGATGCCATACCGATCACAGATGGCTTTGCGATTGTGACCATCCAGCAGAATGCATTGTTCCGCCCACACGATCAGAGGATCGATACAGCCGTCGCGCAACAGATTCTCTTCCAAGCCAGTGAGTTCCTCGTCCGTTAACGGAGGAATAAGGCTCTGGAATTCATCATCAATAACAACGCTCAAAGACGCGTCGAGGACAGCGGGATTGTTTTCAAGACATGTTGTATTCATAAGCTAATCTTTCAAAAAGGAATGTCATCGTCATCGGGCCATTCGGTCCACGGTTGATCGGGCGATGTCGTACTAGCTACCGTTTCACGTTCATCGCTACCGTCCACGCGCGGTGGAATGGATCCCAATTCGTAATTGGTAATGCGGTCGAATTTTTCGCCGGTGACGGAACGCACGGTGATGGATAATGGTTGGGCCAAGGCACCGGCTTCAGCCAGTTCGACTGCCTGTTCCACGGTGTCGGGCATGGGTTCATTGGATCGCGCCTGCCACCATGTACTGGCTTTTTGCCAGGCATAACTGCCTTTGGGATGGGCGACACAGATCCATTCGCTGTGGTATTCGTTGAATCCGCAGCGGTAATCGACACGCAAGGTTTTGGGATGTTCGGGTGGCGCACCACGTTTGGTGTGGATGCTGTAATACACTGACGACACGTCGTAATCGGTTTCAGTTACTTCACCGGATAGCACACCTGCTGTCGAAGCGCTACCATCGTGCTTGTCTCGCTCCGGTGGTGGGAACTCATGGCCACAATCTGGGCAGATACTGTATGACGCATGGATCAATGCCTGGCAGTTGGGACACTCTTTGGCTGGTGCTTCGGAACTGCTTTTCCGATCCGATTTGTCTTTGATCTGCAAGGCATCCACTGGCCCATGCCGCAATATGTTGCCACCGAAGTCCAACACCTGGCAGTTGGTCTTGGCCGGATGCAGTCGGAATCCCCGACCCAGCATCTGGTAATAAAGTCCTGGAGAATTGGTTGGACGTAGCAGTGCGACACAATCAATGTTTGGCGCGTCGAAGCCGGTGGTCAGTACATTGACGTTGACCAGATACTTGAGATCACCTTCTTTGAACCGACGTAGAATGTCATCACGGAAGATGCCCGAACTGTCACCGCAGACAAATCCACATTCATGGCCCATCTCACTCAGGACGCGATGCACATGCTGGGCATGTTGCACGCTTGAAGCAAAGATCAGAACCGAATGCCGATCTTTTGTCTGCTCAACGATTTCCCGACAAGCTGAATGAACCAGCGAGTCATCGTCCATCAGGGCTTCGACTTCACCAGCAATGAATTCACCGGCACGGATGTGCAATCCTGATGTGTCCGCCTTACGCCTGCCTGCTTTGGTCTTGAGTGGGCACAGGTAACCTTGAGCAATCAACTCACGAACACCCACCTCGTAACACACATGGTTAAGCAGATGTTCCGGGGCTGGGCCACAGATGGTGCCGCTGGTCATGCGATACGGTGTGGCCGTCAAACCGATCAAGCGCACATTGGGATTAACGATCTTCGCCTCGTTGAGGAACTGCTGGTACATCCCCTCACCATTGGGTGGGAGCATGTGGCATTCATCCACAAGGATGAGATCAAAACGATCCAGTTCCGCAGCCTTGCGATACACCGATTGAATGCCAGCCACAATGATGTCATGCTCCGTATCCCGGCTCTTGAGCCCCGCAGAATAGCACCCGATTCGATACCACAGATCCGGTGCCATCGCATGAAGCTTGTCCACTGCCTGCTCGATCAATTCCTTGACGTGGGCCAGAATGAGCACGCGACCACCCCACTTCGACACAGCGTCACGGCAGATGGTCGCCATGATGGGTGTCTTGCCCCCAGCTGTCGGGATGACAACACAGGGGTTGTCATCCCGACAGCGCAGATGCTCGTACACAGCGTCCACCGCCTCGGCCTGATACGGGCGCAGGGTGATCACAGGTTGTTGGGCACAAGCCTGTATCAATCGATCACCTCCTCGGGCAGCATGAATTGTTCACTGGTCACCGGGCGCAGGACCGAGCGGGTTTCACCGTTGAGCCAGTGGGTGAGGACGCGTTCGACCTTGCCGTAAAGTTCCTTCTGGATTGTGCGATTGCGCGTACTGCCAGTTGCCATGAGTTGGTCACGCAGCTTGATGATGGTCGCGTCGCAGGTGGTTTCCAGCATGCCGGTGGAGAGCACCCGGCAGAATTGGGCCAGTTGATCATGGTCAACCGAGTACCAGGCCCGCGCGATCACGGCACGGACATGGGCCACCGCAATACCCCTGGCCTTGGTTGCCACATGGGCCGTCGCAAAGCGGATGGCGTTGATGTGCATGGTCATCAACTCCATCTCCTCGTGATACGGCAGCTTGCGACCGGGATTGAGGCACTGGTACATTTCACGCAAGGTCGATGCGTGGTAGGACGTCACACCCTCGGTGCCGAACGTGCCGGTGAGAGACATTCGATCCACGACCCGTCGGGCCTTCATGCCATCGATGGCATCAATGTTGCCTGCCGGGACGCCGAACGACACGGCCATGCGAATGGCACACCCTGCCTGCAAAATGGCCCAGAGTCGGTGCTGGCCATCGACTAACGTACCATTGGTGTCGAAGGCGATGCCCTGATGCGTGATGTTCCAGCGGCCAGCCAACATTTCCTGAGCAAGGCATTCGACATGTTTCTGGTCAATGCGACGGTTACGCACATTACCCTCAAGCCACTGGCTGGCAATGTCCGGTGTGACGTTCATGAAGGTGGTCTGAATCTGCGGTTCCGTGTGGTTCGTGGGCTGTGCAATCATTTGAGAGTCCTTTCTGGGATTGGAAAATTCGATTCAGTTCAGTTGCAACCTGGCGCATGTAGTCATCGCCGTAAATGCTGATCATGCTCCGGGCTGCTTGGATGGGATTTTTCAGAGGTAACGAGATGGCCCGCATGGGAACGGGGCCGTCTTCACTGTGACAGGCTTTGGGACGATACGCGTTTTTGCCAAAACGCGGCGTTTTGGATGTTTTCGACTTAGACGTGCGACCAATCTTGCCCGTTTTCATGCTGGAAACGGTGCCATGCTTGGTCTTGTAGGTACGCTGTTGGGATGGCAGGCTGCTGCCATCATTCTGTGGTAGCTTGGAAGTAGATTTTTCAGCGATTTGAGTCGACTTTGAGCCATCCTCACTAATAAATTGTTTTAGTGAGGATTCGGGTTGGGGGGCTGTTTGATCGGTCGCCGGTGTGTTCTCACTAATAAATTGTTTTAGTGAGGCGCGGTGTCGACCGACAGTTGGCTGCGTCACGTTGCATTGTCTGGCAATCTCGTGATCCGAGTACTGGGACCATTCATCATCCTGCAACATGGTCAACACGGCTTTGCGTTTATCTGCATTGCTCCGACGCAGACCATGCGTCGCATTGGCACCGACTGAATAAAGGATCGCATCGCGGCGTGTGCCTTGTTGGACATCAACCGCAATCGCTTCACGTTCGGTTTGTTTGCTGGCCCAATAGCGATGGAAGCCATCAGCTAACCAATAGGTTGAACCGTCATGAAAAACAGTGACGGGCGGCAGATCGACACCTTCAACGTACAGGTCGGCATATTCGACCACGACATCTTCATCAATAGCCACACGTGGTTGCGTGCCACCATCGATACGGATTTGATCGATCTTGAGTGTCTGGGTTTTAGTTGTCATTGATGTATTCACTTTCAAGGCTGGACATCGGACTACCGCACAACGGGCAACGATGAAGTGGGTACTCTTGGATTCGCACGACAAGTTGGCCACCGGGGATCGGGAGGCGACGTTGCACAACCAACATGTCCACTTGCGAATCATCAAGATAGATGCCTGCATGCTGCATCGAATCGAGTGATGCTTTCTGAATGTTGTCCAGATCGCGTCTGCGTCGATCCGGTGGAAACGCATCCATCGCCACGGCCAAACGACCATCACGAGGTGGCTGGCCGCCCATCCCCTGGCACTGTGTTTTGACCTGCTGTCGATACGCACGACCTTGACGGCTGATGAGCGTTCGCCCCCGGAAGTGTCGCCAGTAGTGATTCACCGACGGTGGGTAAGGTAAGACTAATTCCATGCAACACCCCCCTTAGCGCTTCCACGGTGAAGGACCATCGGACACCGGTTGCTGAGACGTAGCGTTGGAAGTTCCAGTGGATTGCTTAGGCTCAAAGCCACGGATTTCGTTGCTCAAATCACCTGTGTCAGGCCGCTTTTTCAGCTTCACATTGACGACCAACGGCAAGTTATGAAGATCGGTGCTGTCCTTGGGCTGCATGACATTGACCGCGCGACAGATGGCTGACAGATCACCACGAGCAATTTTGACCGCGGTGGCGTTGGGGTTGTCCAGGTTCAAGCGAGCCCAGAGCAAGCGCCCTTGGTAGTCCCCTTCCAGAATCGAAAAGGTCAACTCCAAAAAGCTGCCGCCCCCGGATTTTGTGGGTTTGGTTTCCGATGCGGTGATCGCTGCCAGGTACTTGCCTGCCGGGATTGGTTCAAACGAACTGTTGGGTTCGACATCATTTGCGTTAAAGCCATTGAGATTAGCCATAGAGATATTCCTCCATCAATTAAAAAATGGTTGTTGACAAAAAGACTGTGTTTTATGGGTTAATGTTTGTGTTTGGTGGTTTGATTGGACGTGGGTTTGTCAGCCTGAACCATCGCTTCCATCAAGGCGTACCATGACAACGGCAACTCCGTTGGCAAGCCATAACGGTTCTTGGCAATACAGGCAGGACTGCCGACACAACGCATGACGCGCTCGCCACCATCTTTGCCCAAGCCAGAAGCCAATGTGCGATTGCGGTTGAATCCCGCGTCTTCGGTCTTGGTGATGATCTTGCGTGTCGCAAACAACACCGCGTCAGCCCACTCGGTGATCACTGCATTAGCATGCTTGTGTAGTCGCGGAGAAAAACGGTCATAAGCCCCAACCTCCGGATCGGAGAAGGTTTCGACCTTGGCGTGAGCCAAAAGGATGATGCACATGCTACGTTTAGTGCGAAGCGTATCGAGACCGGTGAGTAACATACGCCAGTGGGTCAACGCATGCGTGTAACCACGAGCGTAACCACCATCGACCTTTTCAATGCTGTTAACACCGTAGTCTTTACACAGTCGATCCCAAATCAACCGTTCGAGCCAGTCGAGGGAATCGATTACTAACGTCTGGTATTCGTGCTGTTCCTTGATCAACGAGTCAATGGCATTGATGACATCATCGAACTTCGTTGCCAGTGGAAAACTCGCACAATCGATTTGATCAAGGCCGTCTTCGGTTTGGATAAAAATGGGATTGGGAGCCTGCGAAGCCGTGGTGGATTTACCGATACCTTCGGTGCCATAGAGGATGATGCGCGGTGGCGATTGACGTTTGCCAGTGTGAACTTGTTGCAATAGGGACATGAATTAAATTCCTGTATATGATGATCGTGATCAATACAAACAGTCACCTTCCGGGGGGCTCCGAACTCCCCGCCCCTGAACACTCCCAGGGGCGGGGAGAGGTGACATTTCGATGAAAACTTCCGGGGGGTAACTTCCGGGGGTTATGAAGCGTTGAGCATGCGAATGGATTCGTAGCCGGTAGGCCAGTCATCGTTTTGCTGACACGCCTTCAAACGCTTGATGGCAGCTTGATTTTCCTGCTGAGCCATCGAGAGGGATGCCGGAGTCAATTGCCAGACACCGCAACGGAAAGGCTCTCTTTTCTCAACTGCCACGATGTGAACCGGAACGCTTTGACCAATGACTTGAGCAAGCACAGCCTGGTAAAAGGCAAGCTGATTGAAGTAACGATATTTTCGTGCATCCGATTCGAACCAGGTCAGATCGTCACAAGTCTTCAGGTCCACCAATCCACGGTTTGGATGGGTCCAATCGATCCTGATCTGACAAGGAATATCCTGGTATTCAGCACGTACCACGCCTTCAGCCTGACCATCCAAAAGCAAATCAACTGCTTCGTCGTTCATCAAGATACCGCTGGCCATATTCTCGATTTTTTCAACCTGATCGTACGAGAGAATCGGCTTACCAACAGTGACCGCCCATTTTTTGTAGGCTTGGGTATTGGCACCGAATGGCCGACACGTTTGCGGATTGATCGGACCGCCCAACGCGAATTGCGATTCATATACATCGCGACCTTCCAACACACGACAGTGTGCTGCACGCCCCACCAGATACGATGCAGACTCCTTGTTCTGGATCAAGCCGCTGCGCTTTTTGAAATGCAGCCACGGGCACTGCATGAAATCGATCAGTTGATGACTGCTTAGATACTTGCCTGCCTTGTTGTGATATTCATCTGCCGGTTCAATTTCCAAAATACTTAAGTCGATATTGAGCATGTCGTCATTCATTGGGATTCCTCGCTTTCATTTCCCGCACTGTCTATATCTGCAGTCGAGCCAAAAGTGTCCCAAGAATTTTGAAAAAAGTCGGCATAGCCCCGCTCGACAAAGTGTTCTCGTATCTGAGCAATGGCCCGATAGAGCGTGGATTTACTCATACCCAATTCCCTTGCAGCAGAACGACCGGACTGTTCCATCAAGACGCGACAGACTCGCTGCAGATCCTCCGGCAGTTCCGAAACGATCTGGATCACATCCATGCGCAGATCACTGCGATCACGTTCATCCAGTTCGCCTTGACTGGGATTGTTGATTCTTGGCTCATAGCCCACATGGATCTGTTCAAAGCCGACGGGATTTTCAAAATCGCGTTCCTGCTTCATGCAATACTGACGCATGGCGTACAGGACAAACCGATCCAACACACGGCTGATGAACGTCTGCCGCTGGGCGAGCAGCGGATTGAATCGCCTGAATGCATTGAGCAATTCCCGCACCATGTCGTTGTGGAGGTCTTCCCGATCCTCATCCGACAACTCGAACTGGCTGTCGAGTTGCCGAATGCGAAACCGGATTCGGTCCAATGCATATTCATCGATAATGTCATGTTGAGGGGCTGTGGAAGTGAGTAATGAGGACGTTTGCGTCATACGATATCTCCCGAATGGAGGGTTGCGTTCGCGGCCCACATCAGGCCGCACCAACCACCGGGGCTTTTGCAGTTAACGGCGTAACGCAAACTGCAAAAAGTGCAAATGCTTATTTAAAATCCATTTATGCGCATAAAAAAATCTTTTGCAGTTGCGCATCCTGGGTGTAACTGCAAAAGACGTTGGAATTGTGAATGAAATCGCTACTTGCCGTAACGCAATAGCTGCTCCGGATCGTTGGCAATCTCGTAGAGCAGCCTGAGCTGCGGGTCAGCGTTGAGGCATCGCGTGATGTGATAGGGTTCGAGGCCTGCCAGATTGCCCAACTGCGTCTTGGTGAGGAATTTCACCAGCGTTGCGCCGTTGCCTGCATCCAGATTGGCCACGACGCCGGACCGGGCCGAACGGATATGATCGACAAGTGCATGCTTGACCTTCTCGGTCTTGGCCATCAATGTCGCACGCTTGGGCAGTGGCTCCTTGTACTGGTAATTGCTGGGCAACTTGAGACTGATCATCTCGGCAAAGCTCTTCAAATACTGATCCCATTCCGGCGTTTGGCGCAAGGCGTCGCCGCTCGCTTCGACCACTTCGCATAACGGAACCAGCAGCGTGTTGTGGAGTTGGACCGCATCAATGATTTTTTCACACCAGTGCATGCGTGTCGGTGTGAGTAGAATGGCACCACGACGCTTACCGAAAATGATCTGTTCGTACACCTCATTTTTCAGATCGTCTGTCGAGGTGTGGATCAGCAGGTGAACGGGAAACATCGCGGACTTCTTCGGTTCCCAGTTCCCAATCTGAATCGTGCGTGCATCTTGATCCACTGGTGTCCTGGAGACGCATACCCTATTCAACGCGTTAGCAAGTGACGATCTGAGTGCATGGAGGCAAAGTCGATATCGAACGACATCCCCGGCAAGCAGGCTTGAGCCCGCCTGGTTATCCGTTTCGTCTCTGACAAGAATATCACCGTCCCGTTGACACGCATATTTCAACGGAAAACCACGGCGGCGGGAATTAGGGTATGCGGTTGAAGGTGTTTCGAGGGGTTTGAGGAATCGCTGTGCTACCGATCTCGATTCCCCGCCCCCCAAAACTTGCTGCCATTCGTCCATAGCAGCGGTGCGGTCGGGACGTGACTCAAGCCACTCCCAAAACCTCACCATTCCCGGCACCAACACCCTCCGAATGAATGACGGCAACGACACGACGCGTCAGTACTATGACTGACACATATCGCATATTCTGGACCACGTTGGATTCCTTTCCCCGGCCATGAGAAGGCCAGTCAAACGGACCGCCCCGCCACTTTGTGGCATAGGAC